CCCCTACCCCTGACGACATTCCCGTCCAGATTCGTGACGTGGGCATCGGCATTGCTATCGGGTCAATCTCTTGGCTCGTCCGCTACTTCTGCTCGACCGAAAAGCAGTCCCTAGGGTACATCGCCCGTCGCACCGCCACGGCCGGCCTGACCGCCCTCCTGACTGGCATGGCCATCAAGGGGTACTTCTCGTCGGAGTCCCTAGCCTATGCCGCCGCCGGCATGGCGGGGTACGCAAGCCCAGAACTGGTCGACTACGCCCTTTCTAGGCTCCGCAAGGGTAAGTAGTCACCCCAGACCCTGAAAGCCCCGCCACGGGCTTCCTAGGGGCTTTACAGAGGGCTACAGGTATAACGGCTCCCCCCTCTACCGAAAGGCACGGGGGAGTCTTTTTTACGACCCTCCGGCCCTCTCGACGATGGTTTCTCTCGGGGGGTTTTAACTTTCGTACTTCGTCCCCTGATAGTACAGGGCCGCGCCGACCTTCCGAGGCTCCATGATGCCGTTGGTCACCATGGCCTTGATAAGGGACTCCGCCTGGTCTCGGTTCAACTTGTGGTCAGCGACCAGTTCCTCAATCAAAGCCCCCCGGCTGACCTTCGGCTTGGACTCAAAGTGCCTAAACTGCTGCCCGACCTTGAGCAGCTCGAAACCGCCGGCCAAGGGGGCGACCTCCCAGAACACCCGATCATCGGCGTGTTTCAGTTTCAGGGTCAGGGTAGGCTTTCCGTCTGGGGTACGCATCCCCGCCTCCTTGCCACGCTTCGACAGCATGAAGGAGAACACCGGCTGGTCCTTGGACTCCCGGCGGATGTTCAGCACGGCGCGGACATAATTCACAAGTTCCGCTCCCCCCGTACCGCTATACATGATATCCGAGAAGGTCTGGCCGTCCGTGACCTCCTTGGCCTTTGGCTTGCCTTCGTGGTGGATCAGGATGGCGATGCAACCCGTCTCCTTGAGCATAGGCTCCAGCAGCCCACGGCAGAAGTTCGTGACGTCGACGTTGTCATTGATGTTCCCGCCGATGTACGCCATCAACGGGTCCAGCACGATGACGTCGAGTTTGTGCCGGACGATGATCTTACGGGCGAGCTGGATGATGTCGTTACCGCGCTTGGACGATTCGTTGAAGAAGTGTAGGTTCTGCCTGACCATGGCCTTCTCGTCATTGTTCAGCCTCATGCCCGACATGACGCCTTGGAAGGACTGAGCCATGTCGCCGACGTCGCCCTCCGCCTGGAGGACGCCCATCTTCAGCGGGTGCTTCGCCGGGATGCCGAACAGTTCCCGTCCGCAAGCCCACGACATGGCCATCTGCATTGCGAAGGAAGACTTGCCGATGCCGGACTGCGCGGTGATGAGCAGGGAGCCGCCCTTCTGCAACCAGCGGCCGTGACCGATCACCGTGTTCGGGTCGTTCAGGACGTCGTAGTTCTCAAGGACGTCGGTCGTGACCTCCTCGGGGAAGTCCTGACCTTCCCGCCAGACCATGAACTCATCCCAGTCGGAAGCCCCGACCTTGAACGCCACGATCTTCTGCTCGTTCTCCCCGCGCATGACTCCCCCCAGACGGCTCCAGCGGGAAGGGTTCTTGTTCTGAGGGTCAGGCTCATGGTCGGCCAGATAGTCATACACCGTATTACGGCGTTCCTCCCATTGCTCCTTGGTCTCGGCGTCGACCCGCACCCAGGCGTGGACGGACTTTCCGCCCGAGTCGACGAGCAGGCTGATGGGCAGGTTCGACTGCTGGAAGATGGCCACCTGCTCGTCCTTCGGCTTCTTATCGAACTCGACCAGCACATGGCGGTAGGCTGACACCGCACCGTCCGTACCCGTGAAGTCGTCAGGGGTGAATGGGTTGATACGAATCCAAGCCCCGGACTCCGAAGCAGCGAACTTGCCGGCACCGACGGCTCCCGGGCCGAAGAACTTGGTGATCCATTCGGCGCGGGTCAGGAACATACCCTTGGACGCCGGGAACCACTTGCCGTCTTCGGTCTGGCCGGCCTCGTTCGTGATGCAGATGACGTCCTCGTTCGTGAAGCAGTTGAGCAGCACGTCGGCCGTCGTGAATGGCGTCTGGGCGTCGGCCAGCTCGGCGACCCTACTAGGATCGAAGACGAAGCGGCCGTTCGCACCGACCCTACGCTCCCTGCCGGCGACTAGCCAGCCCTTCTGGCGTTCGTGCGGCTTGACGTAGGCGTCGTTCAATTTGTGACGCAGGTCTTTCTCGCTCCACGGGGGCGAGCAACGGACGTTGAACTCCTGCAACAACGCCCATGCGTCCGACCACGGCAGGTCGAACCCGTTGGCGAGGATGCTCGCTGCGCGGTAGGTGGCGGGGTGTCCGCCTTGGCCGGCGACGGCGGGTGGCAGCTTGGCGAGATAGGCTCTCGCCCCGGAAATACGATCTTCGGTGGTCATGGTGGCTCTTGGACTGACCGAGTTAGGCTTTCGCTTCGTACTCGGCAATCCTATTCCCAATCCAAAACATACAAGGTACTGCCATGGAGTTGCCGCAGGCTTTGTACCGCGGGCCGTCGGGGCATTGTTCCTCGGGCTTACCCTTCCAGGAGATGCGAGACCAGTTGTCGGGGAAGCCTTGGAGGCGTTCGCATTCGACCGGGGTTAGCCGGCGAACCGCCATCGGAGGGGTCTGAAGGATTCCTAAACCGCCTTGGTTCTTGGATGGGCATGGGTTTGTCGTGTCAATGGTCTTTGCCAAGTCCACCTCCCTGCATCCGCTAATCGGGTTTGAAGACTTCATTGAGTTTGAGGCCAACGAGTCAAAACTGTAGACGGTAGCGACAGCGTGCTTATTTCCTTGCTTTTCAGAGTGTCGCGTAGTTTGGTCGTAAATAGGAATGGCAGAACAAGGGATACATTTGCCCTCTTGAACAAATTGATTTCCGACACCCTTGAAGTCGCGCGCACACAATGTCCCGACGCTGTCGTTGTCGGGGCATGGAATCAGGCGTCCTGTGTAGGCGTCCTGTCCAGAATAGGCTCCTGGGTGGGTGTCGGCACAAAGAGTTCCGACGGTGCGATGGAGGCCGCTTGCCTCAACGCCTTCTCCAGCATCGGCGGCAACGCCTTTCCTCTTTTTTCCGCACGACGCAAGATACCCGCGCAAGCCTTCACGGAGAGAAAGAACCTCTGCGGCAGCTCGCCAGTCTCCAAGACACGCGACAACGAAGACTCGACGACGACGCTGGGGAACTCCGAAGTGTTGAGCGTCCAGCACTCGGTAGGCGAACCCATACCCGAGTTCGACCAACGCCCCGAGGAAGGAACCAAAGTCCCGCCCTCCTCCCGAAGACAGCACACCGGGGACATTTTCCCAGATAATCCACTTGGGTTTGAGCCGATCAGCCAGTCCAAGAAAGGTGAGGGCGAGGTTGCCCCGAGGGTCGGCGAGTCCTTTGCGGAGGCCGGCGACGGAGAAAGACTGGCAAGGAGTTCCTCCGACCAGAAGGTCGATTGCTCCGGGTTCAAGAGGCCATGATTGGTATTCGGTGAGGCTTCCATAATTGGGGACGTCGGGGAATCGGTGTTTGAGGATGGCGCAGGGGAAAGGTTCAATCTCGGAGAATCCGACGGGCTTCCATCCGAGGGGATGCCAGGCAACGCTGGCTGCTTCCATGCCGGAGCAGACGGAGAGGTAACGGATGGTTTTTCCGACGGGTGAGGGTTGTGCGGGTTCATTCATTTGCGTGGGTTGTGATTCATAAGAGTGTAAAATGAAGTTCTGGGCGTGATGTGCCATAGGGCTTGGACGTAACGCTGTTACGCAAAGTGCAACATCTACTTCTTTGCAATGAAAGTTTTTTGCAATTGCGTCTTCTCTAATGCTATAAGCAATTGATTTCATGGTGGCGGGTCTTTTATCCCCCCCCTACCCCCTATGCGTCAACCGTAAAAGTATTTCATCTGGCACCGCTTACCGTCGAAGAACCGCAGACGCAGTTTCTTCATCTTGCCGGCCTTCTCCATCTCAATCAACCAGACCCGACCTGTCGAAAGATGTACGCCCCATTCCTTCGACCATTGCTCCATGTCCTTGAAGCCCTTTGGCACAGGGTCGGCGTGTCCGGCTTTGATGGCCCACAGTTTCTTCAGGACGTCGTTGGCTTTCATGTCAGATGGGCAGAATCCACTCGTCCTGATCGTGGGGCTGCTCATGCACCCACGGTATGAGTTTCTCGTCGTTATAGTAGCCAAAGACCATGCCTTGCGACCAGGCGAACGTAGCCCTGCGCGTATTGGCGTAATCCATAGCCCCCCGACGGGTCAGGGTGCCGACGCTGATGCCCGTCGGAGTATCGTCCCGTCGACCCGTCATGCGGCCGACCTTATGGGTATGGGCGAAGATCACGTTGCCGTACATCTCGGCCATGTCCCGGGGTGCGTTCTCACCGTAGACGGTGCCGTGCGTGAACTTGTAGTTGGCCAACTGGAACGCCTGCCAGATGCCCGTGTACTCGACGAAGAGGGCTTTCCGCTTCCGACAATGCTCGGTGATGTCGTTAATCAGGCGGAGGGCGTAGCCAGAATAAACTTCGTCGTCCGAGGCGGCTTCGCGCCAGAGGCGGACCTCATGGTTGCCGGCCAGCACGACGTTCGGGCGGAGCTGGTCTAGGAACTTAAGCCCCCCGCCGATATCCGGCTCCACGGCGTCGCCCTTGCCCCGCGCAGACG